CTCAGTTGGTTGAATTTATCCTGGTCTAGCAAACCAGCTTCGCTACCATAGCGTTGATGGCGGTATACCGCCACGTAGGGGCGGTCGCACGTTAAGTGCCACTTAGCCCCAAGTCAGTTTACTGGCGCCCCCACGATACCTGTGAGTTCACAGCGTGGGACCCATTGTGCAGCAATGCCGTACTTGCGAACGGGCCTCAAAACCTGCTGCGTCTGCCGGCATTACCCTGCTTTGCTAAAATGGGCAATGTGGTATTTTGGTCGATAATGCCCCGACCATAGCCACGAGTGTATCCCCTTATTGGAGTGACACTATAAACTAGGCCTGCGCCACTAATACATTGTGGTCCGGGACCGAGTTGGATTGGAACCCAGCGACGGCGCCCTTGTGGTTTTCGGAAGAGTATTCGTTAGAGAGTGGGCTAAGGCAAGTTCTTAGCTCCAGCCGTTTTACACACGCGGGTTTCCCCGCGTCGGATCCACCCCGTTATGGTGGCGTTCGCTTACGAGACAGCGGGCGGCGACGCCTACATCGCACCCCAAACAAAATGCAAAACGCCATAAATATTCATTATCGGCTGGCAATTCCACAGGCAAAGTTTCTATCAGAGACCATGCCCGACACTCAATTCACACCCCTCAACAGTGCTACCATCGACGATTTGGCAGTAATGAAGGTGATGCTCCATGAATTGATCAAAAACGCTTCCCGGGAGATACCTGATTTCGCTTATACACCCGGGAATGCACAACAACGTGTCCCAATGCCCAACACCTGCGTCACAAACTGGTTCAACATACAACCCAATTTTTTTCGGGAAGTATTAGGAATGGACCTTGGCCCGGGAAATCATTCTCGGCCACATTCTATTGAGACAAAAGGTTTTGCTGGGCCCGCCATCACATTTATTGGTTTGGGGGGCTTTGTATCGGAGGCAGTATTGAACCCGATTCTCGAGATGAAGGGGGCCCCAAAAATCTATTTTATTGATTTTGCCCATGACCCCACTGACTCTTACATTGATGATGCGGCTATTACACATATAGCAGCGAATGAACTGCAGCTTATGTTAGATCCGACCAATCGAGTATCTCTTGGTCGTACGACCTGGCAGGTACGGTATCCAATGAGCAACCCACAACAATTTTTTGAAGACTCATTTACCATACCTGATGGAAAAGGGCAACCCAGGACGCTGCAATTACAAACGCTATTCGCAAATAACTGTTGGCGACTCCGGCGCGTTGAGGATGTTATCCCAGGCGCACCAGTTCCACGGCCCATTGGCTTGTTGCGTGATGTTTTATCGACCTCACACTACGGGTCATATCGTTGGTCCGAACTGGGTGGTGCTGGCGATTTGCAGGTGTCTCAAGCCGACGCCTCCATCGCTAGAATCACGCGAGCCACAGTTGCTTATCGCATTATCTCACTCACATATCCCGACCTCACAAACGACGTTCGCTTCCCAAGAGCTATACTGGTTGAGGCCTTACAGTTTATGTCAGTGAAAGCACGCACCGCAGAGACGTTAGCCCATTTGCGCGCACATGTTTCGGCACAAGTCAGGGCGCGAAAATGGATCGCACAAAGCGGAGACCCAGCCCTCGTCACTACATTTGTCACGTGTTTTGCATACACATGTGGCATGTCATTTGACCGCGCCTGCTTACAAGCATACGTCGCTGATGATTGGTGGACTACCTTACTTCGTTTGTTCGGTATCCCTACGCGTAATGAGAATTACGTTCAGTACAACAACCTCCTAACCCTCTCCCCTTATGCCTTTGATCGTGATAGGTATTTGCGGATACTCGCCGCCTCTGGCGTTACCATTGGTAGTCTTTACATTCTATATCGACTACTTGTTAGGAAAATCACAAGACAGCTGCAACAACAGCAAAACCTTCAAGGATTTTCAACATTGTCCATTTTCGAGCCTTTCCGGCGGCTGTGCCGCTTCTTCCGTCAAATGTGGCACAGAGAGCCAGGCTTTGTTGAAGTCCCCAACGGTTTGCAAGTCATTCGGGTCCCTGTTTCCCAACCCCACGGCAATTTCTTTACGCGCTGGTATTCATCGTTATGCCAACGATTCTTGCTGTGGCGGTTGAATCGCAGAATTCGATCTAATCTGCGTGAACAACTGCCCGACATGCCCGAGATCGCCGAATCATTTCGTGTTCGTGACCCATACCTTGGTATAGCTGGCCCTATCCAGCCTATCCTCCCACCTGTTCCACTCCGGGAACGCTCGATCGTTCGCGACGTTGCCGTGAGGCTCGTGAAATGGAGGCGACGACTATACTCTTGGTGGTACACAAAACAACACGAAGCGATTCAACGCGGTGAACAGGCCATTTCTGATTTGCCACAGGAACAACGTGAGCAAGCCCGCGGCACATTACAATCCATTTCATTCGTGTCGCAAATCCCGCAAGTTATGTTGGGATCCACGTTGTCCATTGCTGTCGTCCTCACACGTCTCGTTCAACCACTACGCTTTCTTATCGATTTGTTAGTGTATCGGGGTTCTACGCTGATCAATTCCGTTCTTTTTGAAGCTCTCGGCCCTTTGCTGGCCCCTTTGGTCGGAGCTGCATCAGAGGAACTGATAAGCGCTTCCACAAACACACCCAAAATCGTGTTTGGATCTTGGGAGTATATAACCCGGTTGACTCACGCCCTGACGCAAGATGAGGCTATGCTGCCTTCTATTCTTCCTTGGTGTATGCATGCTTTCACCACACTCTTGCCACTGCAGTACCGCATCATGTTCCACGTCGGCTATAATGCGCTCATTATGCTATTCGCAGCGTATTATCCGGATGATTTCATGAATATGGTGTTCGGTTTTACGACACGTAGTTTACCGTTATTCATAACTGCCATCGCTGTGTTTGCCGTTCTCATTTGTGGACGCTATGTCAAGACCACCCGACATTTCGTGCCCGAGCTGCTCGCTTTCAATACGAGTCGGCTTGAGAACGACTTCACCGCATTGGCGTGTGATTACCATGAACAAATTGGTCCGTGCTCACTGCCCGCGCTGATCACTGCTGTCCCACGTGATCAACTCGACAGCACGGCCCGTGTCCTTGTGCTTGAGGATGAGCGCCCATACACCCCAAAACCCGATTCATGCTCAGCAATCGGGATCGTTTTCTCACATCAACTGCCCAGTCATTACGCATCTTGTCAACAGAATGAGCTTATCGCTATATCAAATCGGCAATGCATGATGAAAATCCCTCCCAATCCTGCTTATCTCACACGCTACTCAACGTGGCTTAACTCGACGCGACCCTGGTTGAACCCTGATTTGCCATCGTATCGTCGCATCATGCCACTTCCGTATGAAGATTGGGTCAAGCGGTTCACTGGGGCCGTGCAGAAAAAGATGAATGAAGCAAAACTACAACTGGATTCAGGCGAGATGCACCACCTTTCAAAGGCGGCATCCGCTTTTGTCAAGGTTGAGCGATCATCGACTGTCACCGTTATGGGACACGTCGACAAAGCACCACGCAATATTACATCGCCCAACCCTCACATCCACGTTTTGCAAGGACCGTGGTTCCTGGCTTTTTCAAAAGCTATGGCACGCCATTGGACCATTCACCACAAGATCTGCTACGCCACTGCTATGCACGCTGAGGACATTGGGCACTGGTATGATTATCATACCAATCGATGGCCTGAATACCTGTTACTTAAAGCCGATGCCTCTAGAGCGGACGGCAACCAAGGCAAAGAGATGATGTCAATTCGACACGCTATATATCGTCGCCTTGGTTTACCGTACCCCGAACGCCGCATGCGGCGATACCGGTGCCGAACACGGCATGGGATCGTTGCAACCGTTGATGGCACTCAGGCGAGTGGTGACAGTGACACATCGTTGGGAAATACTTTTACACATGCCACCGTCGCAGCATGGATCCTTGAAACGCAGGGGTTCGAATATGCTATCATCTCCCTTGGGGACGACGTTGGAATTGTCGTGAAAGGAAAACGACGACCTGACTGGTCTTGGTATCGCGAACTTGGACTAAAGGTAACACCAGAATACTGTACTGGCGTACATGATTTCGAGTTTTGCTCGGGACTCATGTGGCCAGTCGCAACCCCACTGTCAGCACACGATCTTGCATCAACGTGTGGCTGTACGGTTCAACACGTCTGGGGACCGAAACCCGGACGTGTGCTGCCCAAGCTTGGGTGGCTCATAAATCCACGCAATGTTGGTAATAATCGTCTAAAATACCTGCGTGGTTGGTACCTTGGGCTGTACAAATCCGTTTCCCATGTACCATACCTCAAGCTCGTCGTGGATCGTATCGGCGAGCTCACCGCGCATCTCGAGAATGTTAAACCAATGATTGAGGAATACAAGCCTCTCGTGCGGCGTGCCCACGTGGCGTGCCCAGACACTTCATTGCTCGTTGAGAAACGTTATAACCTCGATTTGTACGAGTCAACAGAGAGTTTGAAGCAGAAACTTCTGCTAGTCGACGGTCTGCCTTTTGTTATTACATGGCGGCACCTAGATATCTTACACTCTGTTGATATGTAAACGTGTCAGCACGGTTCGCGCCAACTCTCAGAAATACTGCTTGGCAACAGGGCGCATTAAGTGCTGGGTGTGACAACATGCAGGCCAATCGGACTCATGTTGCTGGCAACAAGAAAGCTAATAAGCAAAAGACAAAAGCCAGTGGTACAAAGAGGCACCATCAGAAAACAAAAGTCCTCGAGACGATCACCGAAAAGGTTGTTCCGGTAGAAACAACCCCGACGTTGGCCGTCACAAAGCGGCCCCCTCGACCTGCCCACAAACACAGGGAGATCGACCCCGCGCGCGTCATGCAGAGTATGCCGACTCAAGTGGCATCTCTGGGTGACCCCTCCGCCGTCGCGGCAGCCAAGTACATCGCAGCGTGCTATGGTGTTCGTGATAGCCCACCCGCCCGATATCCCGACGTCAGCCCTTACCCCACGGCTGTAGCTCGGGACCAATCGGACCTCAAGTTCCCCGTCGTCACCCAGGCGGGCGTTAACGCGGATAAGTTCATTATATTCGCGGTTTGCGCCCAACTGAAGAATTGTTACCAATATGCAACTGCTATCGATGCCAGTGGTACCATTACATGGGCTCTAGCTGACAGTGCGTTAGTCAATGAGTTCGTGACAGACATGTGGAAGTATCGTATCATAGGATTGCGCACAGGCGTGAATGATTTCGCACCCGCCAACTACCGTGGTGGCATTATCAAGAAGGGCTTGATAACCATGGTAAAGAATGGCTGGGGTGTGCCGCAAACGCTTCAAGACATCGACTCCATGACCACACTTCATGTTGTCGATGAAGCTGGACCAGATCTCCAGGATCGCTCATCACAAATTTGGGTCCCCGCCGGTGATGAGGCGTTCCTGTGGAAGGATCTGACGTATTCGGCCGGTTCACTTGACTCCACCGGCTTCTCCTCGCTCTTCTACTCGATTCGCTTCCCTTTTGGGAACACGTTCTCTCCAACCTTTGACCTCACGGTAAGCGTCAACCTTGAATGGATACCTTACGGATTCGTTTCTGATAAGTATGATCTGATCTCGGTTGTCGGTGATCCAGGGATGGTAGGACGTATTCTCGCGGTCGCGACGAGTGGCGAGAACCAGTTTACCTTGAATCGTCCCTCAGATTGGAGTCTGGGGGGACTATGGGAGACAATAAGTGGTGGCTTGAAAAAGGCGTTCAATTTTGCCGGAGATGTGGTTGGTACGGTCGAAAAGGTCGCAACTGTCGGGCGTTCAATTTTTGACAAGGTAACTCCGTTCCTTGGAATGCTCGGCGACCGCCGCGAGATCGCTGACCACCTCCGCGCATGCGCCGATTACATCATAGCCTGCGAAGACCAGGCTCGTCGGATGCACCTCCCACCTGACCACAAAGAGTGGTTGGATCCATCTGACCTGCTCGCCGACGGCCCTGAGGCGCTTCGGCTCAAATCACCATTCTCACGTTTCACGATGAAAACATCCCAGCAGCATTTCGTCGTGAGCCAACCTGCGCGTTCGCGTAACAGACAGGTTGTTCTTGGACCACCAAGACCCCCACGTAGTGGTGAGGTGTTCCTTGATGATGATGATGACATCGACCCGGTTGTGTTGCCCGCAACCAAAACGGTCGTCACTCAAAGGGCTCCTCGTAGCTAGATGAGAGTCTAGTGTGCACATGCTCGTGTCGTTTAGAGTTAGTACAGTCCGTTACGTTTTCCTGCCGTGCCAGCAGCAGGAGACTGGGTACTCCAGATTGCGCAGCCCCCCATACCAGGTCAAGGTTCGACAGCCCCGCAACTAGTTCAGTTGGGCCTAGGATCAGCTTGGTTTATACGTCCAGGATCAGTTGTCGGCACCTGCTTAGCATCTACCCGCGTTGCTTTGCTCCGTGTCGCCGAATTAAGCCACCGCTCTTAAGCGGTATACATCCAGTTACTAGGTTGTATTGGAGATCGGTTTATGCCACGTCCGCCATTCAGGTAGGGATACCCTCAGGTGGGGACGTGAGCCGTAGGGGATTTGTCACCCCCGAACGGATCGCATTTGGGACGAAACTGCGTTCATACGTGAACCTCGTGCTCTGTACCGTACATGCTCATGGCAGCAGCAACTAGCGCTTCGCGGCCCTATCGTAGCACCAGCTTTCGCTGGGCGTCGTTCAGTCGCGTGTTAGCCTATCCCGCAACTCCCGTTTTTATTGTTGGGAGCTCTGTGGTACGCCGAATGTTGTTGTTGTGAGTTCTCGCTTATGGACACTGCTAAAACGCACACAAAAACCTCTACTAGTTTTCAGGTAACTTTGTACCTTCACACCCTGGGCGGGACTATAAAAATTGCCCAAAAAGAACTATACACTAAAAC